TACAAGCATTCGTCCTTTTATAAATAGTATGGCGGATGTGTTTAATACCATCAATGGAGTTCCTTGGCAGAGGAGCTTCAACCATATGTTCTCTAAGAACTATGCGCAATGTACGACGTTTTCGCCGTGTGATGAGTATACGTCTGGAGCTTCTAAGTATCTCACATACGTTAAAGAAATTGAAGAAGCTCAAGTGACACTCGCCAAATCGCGAGAAGTCGTGTCACAGGAATGTACAGGCGAAATACATCAGCTGGATACCCCTATTGACGATTACGACTTGAGTCAATGTCTTAAGAATAAGACAGTAGAGGAGTGTGTGTTCGTTAGAACTCAGACAGGAATTCATGATGAACAAAGTGAGTCAGAGAGTAGTTCTCGAGGGCGAGCAAATGAGCTTAGCCAAATCGAGAAAGACGCTTCTGTGCTCACAAGTAACCTGAATAGTATGTTAAAGATGTCGACTCCAGATATAAACACACTCCTAGCAGCTTTTAGAGCGTTATGTCGACATGTGAAACCTGTGAATCTCATAACATCGATTGCACATATCGTTTATGCACCGAATCTCAAGATAGTAACATCAGAAGTCTATAAGATTGCCGAGTTGTATGATGTCACTTACAATACACTTAGTGACCATGTAGCTTGGGCAAAGTTCTTTTGGATGCAGGCCAACTTTGCTTGGAAGCTCTTGTCGAAATTGCTTAAGGATACCGACACTACACCACCAGAAGGTATTCCTGACAGTGAATCAATAAAGAGCTTTATAGATAAGATCTCAGAACAAGGTGATCCACCTTTGAAGCAGAGTTTAGGCACGATTGATGAAGAACGTTGTCTTGTAGTGAAAGAGATGTTGACGCGCATTGGCTTACCGAATGTTTCTAAGTTGATTGAGCCAATGGGTGTTATAGTCTCCTTGTTAGTAAGTGGTGCTATAGGCTTATATGTGTTGATCACAGGTAAGAAAGCAGGATTTGATGAGCAGACTGTTGTACAGTTGTTATCGCAAGCAGGATTTCATTCAAGAAATCTCAACTGGTTGAAAAAAGGATTAGTTGATACGTTTGTAGCAGTGCGTCAGTTTTTCTATTCCTTGTTTGGAATGGAATATGTCTCTCCAGCACGTGGCCGTGGACAAGATCTGATAGATAAAGCCACGTTATTATTAAAGCAGACTGGGAATTTTCTTGTCCGATTCAAACACGATCCGACAATTTTAGTGTTTGAGCGTTCTGCTTGGAGAGAAATGTGCGCAAGCATTAAAGATTGTGAAGCACTGTTTGCAGATATTGCCCTCACCAACACCCCTATGGGCAATTGCAAAGCATTGATTGATGAATTGAAAGAGCATCTGCATGAATTGAAGAGCTTTGAGCGTGATATCTTGTCCATTAGTTCTGTTAAGTTTGATCCAATTACCATCTGGTTATACGGTGAACCTGGAGTTGGAAAATCACAGTTCCAGAAATACCTGGTTAAGAGAATATCTGAGCGAATGGGCCGGAATCTCACTACATATTATCGTAGTGTTGCTGATGATTTTGCAAGTGGCTATGAAGGTCAGGATGTGTATGCGTATGATGAATTCGGCACACGTACAGATGGTCTTGATGTTGCAGAGTGGGCCTCGATTACAACTGAGGCAGCTACCCGTATGAATATGGCTAGTTTGGAGGATAAGGGTAAAGCCTTTTCCTCCACATTATGTATGATTTGTAGCAACAACAAGCATATTACGAGGTGTGCGCCGTTGCAGTTGATTGGAAATTTGCCGCGGCGTGTATTTCGGTTGCTTGAGGTCAAAAATCCAGCATTTAATGACTATGTTGTGAAGAATAAGACAGTTCCAGGAGCTGGTTCCAAGATCTGGAAAGAGGATTATTCGCACATTCGTTTAGTCTCTCATTCCCCATTTCCTGAGTTTGATACTGAAGCCAATAGGAAACCTGAAACGATTGATTCTGTGATAGATGACTTGTTAGTTGAATATACAGCACGTCTTGTCAAGTTTAAGAAAGCAATATCTGAAGAGTGGGCTGTCATTCAAGCTAAGCGTGGAGTTTTACCACCTCCGCTCCCTGTTGCTGAACCTTCAACATCAGCACAAGGCTTAGTTGATCCTGTGATTCCACAAGCACAAAAACAAGTCGCAGTGCTTGGCATCTTGGGAGTTTCAGGAATAGGAAAAACGAATCTCATGACGCAGATTTATCAAGAGTTAGGTAAGTATCAAGTTGTATATATACATGTGAATGAGATCCATCAGTTGACTGATGTGTTGAAGGGCCATAAGAAACCTAAGGATTGTCGTAATGCAACGTTGAAATTGATGCGAACTGATCGTAGTACTGTCATCTTTGTTGATGATATTACTACTAGTAGGAACTTCTTTGAGGAATTTCGTGAATTTATGATGTATGTAACAACTGGTACAGATTCACGGATAAAAGGCTTAGTTTTTACAGCAAATGATGATTTGTTTGATTCGTATCATTCTAATGAGGCTCAAAGAACAGAGTTCCAGCGTCGAATGGTAGCTATTGAATTGCGGTTTAAAAAGAAAAATCCTTTTTCTCGTTGGACTTGCAAGGATATGTACAATGCTGAGCCCGCTGAATATGAGAAATTTGTTGATATCATGACTCGTTCAAAGGACGGAATTGTGCAGATTTTGCGTTCATCTATTGTTCGCACATTTCTGCGGCATATTGAAATCAAAGATTTAGGAGTAGACACGCCTAGCAAGAAAGTCTTCTCTGAGATTGAAGATTTCAAAGCCAATTTGGAGATATCAATTACTGCTGATTATAAGACCTTTCAGAGTTTTCTCAAGAATGTAACGTCATTTAGTAATTTGTTAGCCTTGCGAGATATTGCGTATGTTCCACCTTTACAACTTTTGGAACATGGGCCGTTGTTGGCAACTTTGTTCAAGGAATTTCGAAAGTATAAGTTTGATGTTGCAGATGATTATGTGACATTCTTTGAAGATCTTCAGAATGCTAGATTGCAGGCCCCTTTTGATACAACAATTAGCATAGAAACTGTTGAGGGCATTTTTTATCTTAGCTCTGTCAGTTCTAGTGAAGTCAAGTATAAAGTTCTTGACATTGGTTTTAGACCTTCTGGAAAGTCAGTTGTTGTCCAATTGGATCCTGTCGAAGCAGGTGAAAAACATCGAATGAAGTTTTCGTGGACTGTTACGGAAGCAGCAATGAAGGCTGACAAATTGTCAGCACTTTTGGTTAAAGAGATCATCAAGCAGGAAGCTATGAAATCTATCCCTGCTTGGTGTGAATCGTTGATGGATCTTGTATTGTTGATCGCACAGTTCTCTGTTGCTGGGTTTTCCATTCATACCCTCATTAAACGTGCAGCTTTTACCAAGTTTAGCTGGTCATTTGCAGAGAATTTGCCAGGTGCTAAGGATTTTGTTGAAGATAAGTTTGAATCTGCGGCACCTGTTGTGTTTAAGTGTGATGAAAGTGTAGTTCCGGATGTTGATGTATTTGAAGGATTTTATAAATCACATAAAGGTGATTTTCAGCGTGTTGGAAATCGTGATGTTGCATATTATGGGATGTACCCTTATAATTATGGTACTGTTGAACATGCTCCCAAAGATCTGCCAAAATTGATTGAAGGTATTCGAACGTATCTGCAGATCCGTTGTGCACGAGACTGGAATGGAGTTGTGATTAATCGCTTCACTGGAAATTGGACTATGCCTATGCATAAGGATGATGAAGTAGGTATAACACCTGACATTGTTGATCTTAGTGTTGGCGCTGAGGCATTTTTGCAAGTCAAAGGTATTGGTTTATTCCCTTTGAAAGATCGAATGGCTGTGATGTTTACAGATGGCACTTTAAATCGCCATACTCATGGTGCGAAAGGAAGAGGTTTGCGTTACAGCTTGAGCTTCCGCGTTCATGAGGACGTTAAGACTGAGAATGCAGATCCAAATGTGATAGATATGCTTGCGAACGTTGCACCAAGACCAGTGAATGTTCCAGCGATGTCAGCTATTGAGAATGCAGATGTTGGTGTATTAGATGCGAATGTGATTGCCGCACCAAGACCGGTTAATGTTCCTGCAATGTCGTCAATTGAGGGAGTTAAGATCATCCCCCAGCCTGGTAAAGAGGAGCTTACGAAGCTTGTTCACCTATTAAAGCAGGGCCAGACGCCACTGGATATTGATGTGAATGTATCTGAAGAACCAGAGGTTAAGCAATTTGATTTTAATGCACTCAGCACTCCAGTTGTGAAAGGTGTTATCAAAGAAGCACTTTTAGATCAAGGTGCAAAAGATGTGATGGGTGCAGTTATTCGAAATTATGTCCAGATTGTAACACCACAGCAGGCTTTTCTTAACTTTGGTTTGATGATTGCTGATAGATATGGTTGTACTATCCAACATAGTGAACATCAGGCAATAATACCTGGAACTAAGAAAGACATAACAGTGATGTTGTTTAGTGGTCAAGTTGTCACTGCGCGTTTGGTTGCGAGATCAGATATACGTGATTTGCTGATCTTTAAATTAGATATGGCAGCGCCCCAGTTTACATCTATCCTTAAACATTTGCCTAAAAAAGATGGGCGAATTCCACTGGAAGGTAAAACAGCTTTGTTTCCAGTGTTGACTATGCAAAAGTTTGGCCCCAGTAAGTACACGTGTTTTGTGTCCAGAATGCGGTTGCAGAAGTACTTGCCACTTGAAGAGGGTGTACCCGGATGTGGTCAGTCATATATAGGAAATTATCCTAGTATAAGTGAGCGCGTGTGTGTTGGAACATCACCAGGTGATTGTGGTGCAGCGCTCATACTTGATGGAAATTCAATCAAGTATCGACTCATTGGTATTCATAAGGCAGCATCTTCTGTAGATGGTTATTGTGCTGATATTTTTCAGGATGATTTCACGCCTTTTTTAGTTCAACATCAGACTGCAATACCAGAGATGGATGTGAATGTAGCTGCGCCAGCACGTTGTGATCTTGTCTTGTTTGAAAAGAAATTTCGTATAGGAAATAGTTTGTTTGTAGGTCGTGCATATCCTGAGAACAGACAACCTGGAACGACAAAAATATGGAAATCACCGCTTGGCCCTCCATGGATTAAGATCTACCATGAGCCAACGGTGTTATTGAATAATGATACACGTTTACCACCATCATTTGTGGATGACATTAGAATGCAAGCGATTCGAAAATGGAATGTTGATCCCGCAACTGAGTTTGATGTAGATCATAGCTTGAATGCAATGCAGTCAATCATTGATTATTATGTGTATAAAGTAAAGTTAGTTGGAAAGCCACTCAAGGTGTTGACAAAGACAGAAGCAGTCAACTATTGTAGTGACTATCTTGTGAGCAGAGCGATTAATCGAGCGTCTTCAGCTGGTTACCCATGGTCTCATTGGGTTAAGAATGCTGGAAAGCATGATTTCTTTCGAATGAAGAGTACCGAGCTTGGTTCAATTCATGAGATTGATATGTCATCAGAGCTGGGATGTTCGCTTAATGCAGCCGTTGACCGTTTGATCAATGATTGTAGGCACGAAAGGGTACCGATTGTTGTCTTTCAAACAGCATTGAAAGATGAAGTGAGACCCATTGAACGCGTTCGTGAAACACCAAAGACAAGGGGATTTACACCGGCCCCGCTTGATTACGTGATTGCACATCGGATGTACTTCCACGCAGCAATTGCTGCGTTGCGAGAAGCACGCTATAATGCCCCAGTACAAGTAGGAATTGATCCACTATCGAGAGAATGGGATTCTATGATGCTTTCCATGCTTAGCTTTAACACTCAGGCTTTTGATGGTGATTATGGAGATTTTGATGCAAAACATCCATCATTTGTTGTCATGTTTCCATCTGTTTTGTACCGGACGTTGTATGCAGTTTTAGATCCAAACTGCACTAGTCTTCACGATACCACACGTGATTACATCGAGCGAGCAAGCAGACATCCTTATATTCAACTCACATCTGAATTGGTGCAATTTCCAGGAGGAATTTTCAGTGGAAAACCATCAACCACTGATGATAATTCATATATTAATTTGTTTTATCTATATTATTCCTGGAGAGTATTGTGTGTTGAACATCATCAGGAAAAGCTGATCACATTTGAACATTTCCAGCGTAAGGTTGGTTGTATCATCTTTGGAGATGATAATGAGGTTCATCCAATGAAAGATGTGATTAGTTGGTATAATTTGCAAACTGTGAGTGAAGTCTTAAAACGCGATTTCAATGTTGTGCTTAAAAGTTCTGAAAAAGAAGATGTGCTTATACCATCAAGGCATTATAAGAGTTGCAAGTTTTTGAAACGTTACCATCGACGTGTTGGAGATCGTATTATGGGTGTCTTTGGAGAAGAAACTTTTTCAAAGATGCTTCATTGGACAATTGCAGATAAAAGGCATGTGTATTGTCAGGATGAGAATGTTGTTAGATATGATGTTAACACCATGAAGATGACATGTTTGGCTGCGTTGCGTGAAGCAGCACCGTGTGGAGGTCCTTTCTTTCGTAGATTGAGAGGATGGTTGCAGAATGTCCTGGATCGAATAGGAGCGGAATTCTATTTACCACCTTTAGAATATTTCTGTACAGAATTGGAAATATCCCTTCATGCAGTTGAAAATCTTGTGCATGAGGAACTTCCTCTTTCTGTTGACGGAAAGTTGTTTTGCTACGAATAGAGATTCTAGCAAATCCGGGTAAGAACATTGTTTGATTGGCAGATTTGACAATGGCAGACGTTAATAATGCACCCGTTCCGCAAAGTGATGCTGCAATGGATACATCGACGACTCCGGCAACACCTCTTATGTCGGGTATACGAATTGTTCCTGACGCACCACCTGTTGAGGCTGTAACACATACTGGTAATGCAGGTAATTTCGAAACGCAGTATATGCATTCGCAATGGATCCAGGTGCCCAATATACCAACTTGGAGCACCGGCCAGTTACCAGGCACAATCCTGTGGCAATCACCTATCCATCCAATGATTAATCGTTGTACAGATTTTATGTCACAGGTATATTCTGCATGGTCTGGTGGATTTGATTTTAAGATCAAGGTTGTTGGCACTGCGTTCCATGGTGGTTGGTTGGCATTCACTCGTGTTCCCCCCCATGTTCCGTTGTCATCTTTGAAACGTGTGGATGATTTTACTATGTTTGAAACAGTATATTTGGACCCGAAAGCAACAGATTGTGCAGATATTCAGGTTATGGATCAGAGACCCATTCTTTACCATCTTAATACTATTCCTTTACGGGAACCACAAGATGGAGAAACAACACGTGATCAGTTTCTTGATTCTTTATCCTTTGGAGGAAGATTAGTTATGTGGGTTTCTGGACAGTTGTTGACGTCATCTACAGGATCACAGACAATCCATGTGCTGATTTGGACGAAACCTGGTGCACAATTTACCTTTGCACAGGTTATACCACCTGGAGTGACAGATATTGGCGGTAATGAAGATGTATATGCACGGATTGCCGATGCAGTCGTTGGTTATCAGCCGTTGGCCAATTGGGCTAATATAGGCGAAGAGCTTGTAAGTATTCCAGCGGAGTTTTATGATCGCGCGATTGCACTTAGCACTGATTGTGTTGATTTGAATGGTGATGTCATCAATGATATAAATGGAGATCATTTTCCTGATTTCTATAGGAAATATTTTAGCACACTTAAGGTTCCAATAAAGGTTGCATCTGTTCCATTGAATTCACAGATGCTTTTGTATGACTTGCCTGGTAAAATTGCAACGGATGCGATTGCTTTTCCTCCTTGGGGAGCTGCTGATGGTGTGTGGCCTCTTATTGATCCAAATGATTATGTTCTCGCAGAGGCTTTCCCATTGCCACATTTTATACTTGCGAGCCATAATAATTATACGCGTGGTGTTAATTCAAGCAATAGTCAGGAGATGGTTAAGACAAAAACTTTTGCCACAACTGCGCCTTATAGCGCTACGCCCTGCCCTCACTATTCGTTGCAGGTGACTGGAGGTTTTAGTTCTGACACGTTTAAGACTGGAGAGTATCCAAAGGATTTTATGTATGGTCAGGCTAGTAATGTCTCATTTAATGCCGAGTTTGCTGCATCTAGGGATTATTGTGCTGCAATTTCCCTTGATTTATCGCAGTGGTCGCCACCTAATGGAGAATCGTATGTGTTATTTTATACTGGAGATTCGGTTTTTGATGATATAGCATGTGCACAGACTTATGCATTTAAGAAATTGTGTGCATCCGGTGTGTTGAGCAGGTTTTTCAGTAGGACATCAACTTTGGTGTTTTCTTTGAATGATAAAGTGTCTGGAGCTCCAGCTATGTATATTAGATTGTTATCAACAGGATTGTTCACAACAAATGCAAGCAAGAATTTTATTCACATAAATGCGAATACCGTTACGTTGCAGTATGTTGGGACATATCGTATCAATGATGGGTTGCCATCGATTCCAGTTGGTGATCGTTTGGCGGCACTTATCAATACTGCGGTTGTGCGCCCTTCAAAGGAAGGCGTTACGTCGGGAATAGATACTGTGATTTCGGCATTACGTACTCTATAGTGATATCATGGCAGTGGCTGCGGCAGCAATGTTTGGAGGTAATGTGTTGCAAGGTTTAATGAACTGGGGTATGCAGAAAGATGTTAATGCACAACAATTTGGATATAATACACAACTCATTAATCAACAAATTAAAGGTCAAATGGCAGTGAATGCAGTTAATTATCAAAATTTAGCTAATTATCAACAAACAATGGCGAGATCATCTGGTGCTCCAGCTTATATGTTTGGAGGAATGTCTAGTGGGATGACTCCCAATATTGGGGGTTATCATGTAATGAATACAGGTGGTGGTGCAAATTTTATGACTGGTAATTTTGCGTGGACAATGCCTGTTGGAGGTATTTCTGGTTATACAGGACAAGGACGAGCACCATCAACTGCAGATGTTGGTACCCAAATGGGTGGTATGACGGCGTCAACTGGAACAAATCCAATAGAACACCAAGATTAAAATTAGTCTACCTATGGTTCCTAATTCGATAATAGATGGCAGCAAATAAACAAGAAATCCCAAAAAGTTATTTATCATGGCATTTATATTTAATGGAGCATTGCCCACAGTTGTTTCGACCCGGTACGAGCTCGCTCTTTTTCGCGCGACAGCAAATAACATCTTGCGAGGAGAACCTGAAACCTTTCAGGAGCATGTGCGAGCGGTGCTCGAGCTTGGAAATGGCGAGATCTCAATCGATGGACTCGTTAATGCAGGTCTCAACCGAAAAGGATCGCAACAGTTTGTGACTCAGTGGTTTACTTTTGGTGCATTTTTCAATCAAAAATTGAATTTTCGATTTTGTAATTTGAATAATTCTGGTTTTGCAACAAAGATGATCGTCAACTTTTTCACAGAACGAGAAATTAAAGGCCAAAGTTGGCTTTGGTTCTGTGAACAACTTGGCAAGATCATTCCTCATGATTTTGATAAATTTGAAAAAGAAATGATTTGTGATTGTTTGGAACAACTTCGTGCATCATATTATTTTGATTCTTCCACTGTTTCACAATTGTATTCGCTTGATACTTTAGATTCTTCATTTTTGCGACAGTTTCCTTTTTTCCTGAGTCAGCATGGATTGGTTTGGAGACAAGTGCTCAAGACGGTTATCTTGCCACAATCTAAGATACCAAAAGGAAGACAAGCACACTATGCTGCTCATTGGTATAGTTGTGTTCAAAAATTGCGTGATCATCATCCCGATTTGATTCTTGATGTGGGCACTGAAATTGATTATCTTAAAATTCGACCAATGTTTGTTCGTTTGCTTAATACGGAACCCACTTTAGAAGATTGTCAACTGATTGAGTTTATACATCGTCAATATGATGTGTTCAAGTGGTTGTATATGATACCAGCTCTTAGTGGAAATAAAATTTTTGATTTACGTGTATTGGCATTTGCCTGGTATTTGTATGGGAGAGTTACTCTTAGTAACCTCTATTATGATTGTTTCCTTGAAGTGCAGCAGGATGTTCGAGAATATTCTGTTCACTCATGCCCGTTTGTTCCAGCAGCATGGGAAGCCCTTGAAAGACTTGATTATCTGCAAGATGAACATCTTTTCTATGATTTGGCCTCAAAAATTTTAACCAATATTGTATGCCATTTTATTTGTGCTGCAGATGCCACTCAGCAGTGCGTTACAGTGTATGAGTTGCTGCATGGAGAACCACGTGAAAAATTTGGTACCTTGAAAGGATTGGCTTATTGTGCACGTCTGCGTGATTATTTTAATAAAGTCTTACCCGGAGTGACTGATAAGGTCTTTTATGTAGACCCGTGGTGTTAATTAGGTGAAATGATAGCAACGCCGGTAATTCTTCGGAATTCAAAGTTTTACGGACAAATTGCTTCAGTGCTGCCACACTGGAGAGCCGGGTTGTCAAAGCTTAATCTCATAACCGAGAGTCATTTCATTTAAAGGAGTTGTATGAACCATTTGGCAAATGGTCACAACTGTAAAAAGAATATTGCCAAAACCCCTAGATTAAAATTTTCTTATTTTCTTCTTCTTTCTATATTGTTGAGGGAGCGAGACCATTGGATGACTTTCCTGGACTAAACTTTCTTACAACGTACCATTTGGCGTTGTTGAAAATCTCGTTTGTTAGCGCTCAACAATTTTCTCTATCATTAATTATTTTTTGTTCCTATACTAAATAGGTTTTTATAATTAAATTTTTAATGAATTTTAAAAGATAAACGGTTTAAATACCATTTCACACTTCTTTATAGTGTAACACAGGTGTTTCTATGATACTTGAATAAAGTCCCTCATTTTTACATTGCTGGTAA